AAACCCGCGATTTTTCTTGCTTTTGTTTCTGCCATAGTAAGTCCTTACTTAGTTAATTCAAAATAGTTAAATCTAAATGATGCGGCAAAGGTAATGAATTCGTTTCCACTTGCAGTTGATTCAAATGCAATGTCACCTAATGAGGTAGGTACACAATCAACGTACCTTACTCGTTTTGTTTGATTATTATGACTCGATAAAATTGATAAAGTAATATCAGAATAAGTCCCAGGAAGCCCAGCAGATGCTTGAAATGCTGTGCGCTTTGTCATTGGTGTTTCAAGTAATCTACGTATCCATTGATACATCTCATCATAGCCTTTAAGATCTTCATCCAATATAATATTACACGATAACTCGTTAAAGGTAAGTGTATCACCCGGAAGTGGTACACCTGCAATTCGAGAATATGGAAGTTCAACTGGATTGAATATCATTCCGGGATGTGTAATATTTTGACAAAAGAATTCAAGGTTAGGAAAGTTACGTCTATCAATAACCAGCTTAAAGCTAGTCGGTTGTAGGTAATTAAAATTTTCAGTTAGTGTTGCCATACCCTTATTTATATATTTTTTCCTTTACAAATACAATAAAATATGGTATAATAAACTATGGTTTGGAGAGAGGAGGATACCAGATAAAAAAGGACCGGCTTTCGCCGGTCCAGTCTGTATTCTATTTTTTTATTCTTTATGCAAGAATATTGTCTACGCGGAAGATCCGGTAGTATTGGTTAGTCTTAGCAGTAGCTAGGCCAGATGCTGGAGAAGAACCTACGAATGGATTTGATACCATACCGTAACGTGTCTTAAATCCAATTTTTGGCTGGAAGCTTTGCTCACCTACTGCACGAACCATAGTTAGCGGTACGTATGGGCAGTAGAAGAGACCTGCATCATAAGGGTTAGTTCCCTTATAACCAACATTGACGTAGTCCTGAGTTGCATATGGATCAATGTAGACCCGTGTGCGACCATTCATAACACCAGCAAAAGTATTGCCAGTATCATCTACTTGCAAGTTCATTGACATTGCAGGTGTGTAGTCAAGCATGCCAGAAGCTGAGAGAGCAGAAGCAACATCTGATGAACAGATCATAAAGTTACCTTTACCCCGACGTGTTTCTTTAGCAATTGTGTTAGCTTCACGCTCGATTTGTACGATCAGGCCTTTGAATTTCTCCACTGACCAACGACCGTCTGCATCTGTTGCGAGGTTGAAGATACCGTTAATTGCTGTGTTAGCAGTTAGTGCACCTGTCTTAGCTTGTGAGTTAACTGTGCGAATAACTTCACGGTTAATTTCAGCCATGATCTCAGTTGACAGAATGTTAGCCAGTTCTGTTTCAGCATCCAGGCCATGAATGGCTTTAAGATCCTGAGCAAGTTCCAAGCTATATTCTGCTTTCAGTGCCCGTGACTTGGCAGTCACAGTTGCTTTTTCGATGGTGAAACCCATTTCAGCAAAGCTCTCACCAACACCGTCGCCCAAAGCTTCAGCTTCGGCTGTTGAGTATGGATCATTAGCTGCTAGAGGATCGGTACGCTCATCATCGATTGTTCCTACGCCGGAGGCTGAAGAATCAACCAAACCAGAGGATGAACCGTTTGCAGTCGTTGCAGAATCTCCGGAGAAGCCAACTGGTGCTTCGTTGAAGAGTGCCTCGCTGCCGGATGCTACTCCACCCTTTGTCTTTTCAAAGGTTGACTTCATTGCGAAGATCAAGCCTGTTGGTCCGGACATTGGCTGGACTCCACACATGTCATATGCCATAAGGTTTGGCATTGCACGGCGGACAAGAGCAATAAGAACTGGATTCCAGTTAGCAGCATTGCCTGTGTTGTTTGTTGGAGCTGCTTCTGTCATGAATTGGCCTTGGGCCGCTTCTTCTGCGAATGCACGCTCTTGGTTTTCTAGAATAGCAGCAGTAACTGCTTTCCGGTGATGATCTTTAATAGTGCCGGCAGACTCTTCGTTCAGTACCGGTGCCCATTTTTCGATCAGTCGATCATATGATACGGTTTGCATTTTTCTTGGACTCCCAATTATTTATTTGTTTTTTGGATTGCTGTTAGATACTGAGCCATAGAACCCGATGCTACTTGTACACCATCGTCATCCGACACATCTTCTTCCATAGAAGCTGTTTCAGTAACTTTTTTGGTAAAGTATGATTCTTTAACAGTCTCTACTTTCTCAGCGAAAGTTTCTTCTGAATCAAAATCGATATCACTTACCAGTGACTTTAGTTTTTCAACTTGAGTTTCTGCAAGATCTTCAGATGCTTCACGGATAACTTTTTCCCGCTTGAGCTCTTCGAGTTCTCCCATCATCTCAATGTTTTTAGCAGTTGTATCATTTAGTGACTCTTCGAGTTCTGATACCTGATCTGCCATTTCGTCAACTAAGTCAACCTTAGCTTCCGGAACTTCGATGTAAGACTCTTCAAACAAATCTTTCAGACTTGACATGAAGTTCTCAGCAATTTCTGTTCTTAGGCCTGACTGGACTGCAAGCTTATTATCTTCCATCCAGCTCTCAACTACGTAGTTAAGATAATTGTCGACTTTTTCAACTAGGTCAGCTTTAGTAGATTCTACTTCTTCTGCTAACTCTGTGTTGTACTTCTCTTCAAGGCGATCGATCTCTTCAGATAGCTTAGACTTAATAGCTGCTTCAAAGATTGTCTCTGCTTTTGCCTTGAATTCATCTGACAGAGTTGCCTCTGATTCGACGAGTGCGTTTAGATCTTCTGAAAAATCAACTTCATAATCGAGTTCTGGAGATTCAGCAATTGCTTCACCTTCAAAATTATCTTCATCGAAGTTTGCTTTGTCATACATAGCATGCAAATCTTTTTTACTCTTTTTTTGCATCATGCCAACCATAGCAGTAATTAGTCCTGCTTTAGTTTTGATCATTGGATCTTGTTTAGTTTGATCACCCTTACGCGTTGGCGCTTTACCTGTAGCTTCACCTGCTTTATCAACAGATGCTACAGACTGAGCCTCAGCATTTTTCGGATCGTGAGTCATTGCTTCCACGACATCGTTGTCATCATGGAGGTCAATCTCTTGATTTTCTTCAGTCATAATTGACTCCTTTATTTACTATTTGAGCAACGAGAGGAAATTCTTAAACTCACGAACTTGGGTCTCATAGAGATCCGCACGAGGAGCTTTCTTAATTTCAGTCTCCATTATTTCAATTGCTTGTTGTTCAATAATACCGTTATTCCAAACCCACTCAACACCTTCCATAACTCCATTAACAAATGCGCTAGGTGCAGATGGATCTTGTACGATGTCTACCGCATTAAGAATAAAATCGTCTTTGACGACCATTGCGTTACCATTGTTTTGCAAGCTTCCCATACCACGAGTTGAAACGCCTAATCTGACACCACCATCGAGCAAACCTTTTACAATTTGTCCCATAGGAGTTTCCAAAATAGTCGCTTTGCCCACAACATCATTACCCTTCCAATCAAGGGATTCGATCTTGTGAGAAACTTTATCTAAATTAACGGTCGGTCCTTCAGGGTGATTTAACTCACCAACTGCTCTACCTTTCGAAACCTGCTCATCATTGTATTTACCGAGAGCTTTCTCCATGATAGGCTTTGGATATATTCGACCGTTTCGATTCTTTTGTTCTGCTTGCATGAATACGCCTTCAATAGAATAGCTCCTCCCACCACCTTCTTTTTCTTCGGTGAGAATCTCTAAACTTTGATCTGTATATTCTGCAATCAGTTTCATTTCTTTGCTGCCTTTATAAATTCCATTCCAGCTTTTTTTGCCATACCTAAAGTAGGATACGTATCTAGTTTTTCCATATCAATGTATACGCAAAATTTGCCTTTTTCTTTATGGACCATTAACGTTTTACCATCAATTTTTTTATCAAAAACATGTTCGCCGGGCGGCATGCCCTTCCCCATCTTTTCTCTAAGTTGTGTAAATGTTATCATTTCCTAATCCTACCTTTATTTATACTTTTATTACTTTCTACTCAAAAGAATTATTCTTCTTCTTCTTCATCTTCGGTGGCTTCATCATCAGATTCTTCTTCATCGTCTTCCTCTTCATCGCCATCTTCTGAGTCAAGCTCAAGTTCGAGCTGATCGTCATCCTCATCCCCCAACTCGTCATCTTCATCAACATCGTCATCTTCTTCTGCTCCGTTGAAAAGTTGATCAGCCAATTTAATTTTTTCTTGATCTAATAAATCATTTTGTCTAATTGTCATGACATCACCAAAGATCTTATTGGCACCGTTATAATCTTGCTCTAGAGCATTTGCAATCAAATCTTTGATATACTCATTAGGTTCTGAAACTGCATTCTCAGCTTCTTGCGCTTCTACTTCACTCACTGTCATCTCCTTGTACAGGTTTCAATTCAAATTTTTGTCCTTGAGCTTGTTGACCCTGTGGCTCTTCCTCAGGCTCTTGCTCTTGTTCACCATTGATTTCTTTATTCATTTTTTCTACGTCTTCATCAGAAAGCATAAGTACATTCTTTTGAATCCATTCTTTAGAGAAATACTCTCCAGCATAGTTATTGATTTGATCGAGTGTTTGTACTCTT